CTGGAAATAGCCCGACGGACTTTTTCTTCCCTCTTTTGCTTCTCTGTTTTGGGAACAACAACAGAAGCAGATGGCACAGACTTGGCAGGGTAACACCAAGGTTCTCTCAAACCAGAGAACAACATATCTTCAGCACAAGAGGTCCACACAATAACAGTCATGGTTTCAGTTTGGTTATTGTTTGCTGTATTCAATGGATTAACAACAATCAATTTGAAGTTTCCATTATAAAGCTCATCAGCAGGAATTGTGGTTCTAGGATCACCACAATGAAGATATGGCCTTGTTGATAGATAAGGTATCATAACCTCATAGCTCGTTGTGCCTTTGACATCTATCAATTCAGAGGCAAACTCACCAATGTTATTATCAGTGATAGTAACACTAGCTGATTCTTGGGGCAACCACACAGCACGAATTCTTGCAGTTGAAAAGGCGGTTCCAACAAAATCAACCTTAATTTTCATTCCACCTCTCCACCAAGTATGCAAACACGATAACAACAATGAAGGAGTCATTGTTGTTGCAGTGGTTGTATGAACCCCAGGCCCAACATTTAAAGAAAGAATTGTTGAGCCAACTGCAGTCGCAGTTGTAAAAGTGAATATCGTGTGCAATCCAGGCAACATCCCATAATTCACGATCTGATTATAATCCACAGGACTAGGATCTATCAAATGAGGTTCGTTTGAAACTTTTGAATCAACTGCCAAACCCATCACAGTTGAACCATCCCTTCCATCCGTGTTTGCAAAACTTGAAACAGCATTTGCAACCATCGTTGTATATCCTTCTGAATCACGTGAAAGGGAATTTCCAGTGTATTTCGAGGCCAAAGAAAGCCCTCCCAAAACACCAGAAGCTGCACCCAAAGCAGGTCCAGCAACAGGAATCGAAGAAAGAGCTGCAGTAACAAAACCAGCTGTATCCAAAGCTGTTGAAAGCTTTGGTTCACTAGTTTTATTAGCAGCCTCCTTTGAAACTGGATCTTTCGTAGCAATTTTCATCTTCCTTTTAGGCCCGGTAGATGATCGCCCAGATTGACCAACAAATCCAAAGGTTTTAACATTCTTCAACTGAATAAAAGCAGTCCACTCAACTGAAACAGTCGTCGTGGCATTTGCCTGTGTAAGTGGGGCAAGTTGACGCACCTCTACATGGCCCCCAATTCCTTTCAAATTGGCATCAAGAACCCAACTTTTACTATAAGCTATTCCAGGACTCAACATGGGAATTGTGATCGTAATCACCTCCCGCGTAGCGGCATCAAAGATGACCATGTCTGATCCACAAAAGCTCTGAGCAAAATTAGAAACTCTAGTAGGATACCAAGATTTCAGTGCATTATACATAGGGTAATACACTGCTGCTAACTGTCCAGCCATCAACTCATTCGTATTCAAACGAATCTGAATTTCAATGTCACAAGTAAACCATTGAAAGCGCAACAAAGAATCCCACAGCA